TATCGTAGCACATTCTATTTTTAATTCATAAGGTAAAATATTTATTATCTCTTTTACCCCATCGGTAGCCCAATCATCCATTTCAGTTTGAGTTGCTGTTCCTGCTAATGCTTGTATTTGAACATCAAAATTTGCCATTATCTATTATTCCTATCAGCTATATCTTGGTCCATGGTAGTTTGACTAAATTCTACTTTAGTCTGTCCACTCCAAGTCTTACGCATATTAATATGATTATTTACTGCACCATCACTAAATTTATGCTTTTTAGGTTTATATGGTACTAATTCACCATCTTCATTTCTTTCCCATCTAATACGTGCCATTAATATTTAGGCTTTTTAGGAGAGTTAGGCATTAATGGATTCATCCCAATTTGATTAAATCCAGTAGTTCCATCTCCTGCGTAATTAGTTTTTATTCGTTCCATTGCATCAACTTGTCCACCTGGGGAATAATCAATGCTTAATGATGGATTAGCGTTTACCATAGCATGTGCTGCATCCACCCCTTCTTCTGTATATGGTAATTCTTCTACCACATTACCTGATAAATCTGTTATCTTAGGCATAACTTTTCTCCTTTCGCTTACGCGCGTCTTTATTTTTCCACTTCTTAGCCATCTTACGTTGCTTTTTAGATTTGTAAGACATTATTAACCTTTATAGCACAAGACATGCACATCTGCATCTGTTGGGGAACTCATTGTTATTTTTTTAAATGCTCCATACACCATTGAACCTGCAAGAAATGGTGTTGCTGTTAATCCATCCCCTGTATGACATGTTGCTGCTACAGTTGCTACATCTGCTGCTGCTGCTCCTGTAACATAAAAAGCACAGAAATAACCATCTCCAGTATTCCCTGCTGAATCTAATTCTATAAAACCATTTTGTCCTAATAAAAGATTATTACTTTCTGCTACTGTATATTTATGTAATCCTGCTGTTACTGCCATTTTTACCTCCTGCCCTAAGCACTGGCTGTGCGTGAATGGGCTTGTTTATTATTAAAATTTTAGTAGGTTCGCAGGGCACCTTTTATTGATACCCTGCACAGTCCTACAAAACTGTTAAACCTTATGATTTCGGTTTATGCAAATGGTGTAGCAACACTACCTGAACCAGTCAAACGAGCTTCAACTTGCCACATTTTATCACTTATCCCTGTAAGTTCAACTACACCAGAAAGGCCTGTTGTGCTTCCATTTAAAGTAATAACATCATCATTTGTTTCGTCTGCAGCAAAAACTTTATGCTCTGCTGCATCCCCGTTAGCAGTATCCTCTATTAAAGCATACCCTGAAAATAATGTAGTAGTTGCATCAGCTGTAATAGTATGATTATTACTAGTAACTGCCCCAAAAACGATTTTGATTCTATCTCCAACGCTTGGTGTAGGCAACACAACAGCGCAACCATCAGCATCAGTAACAAGATAACAAAATCCGTCAGCTGCTGTAAATCCTGCAGTTTTAGCTGAGAACTTCCATTTATCTATTTGTTGTCCATAGTCATTGCTACTTGAGTTTAATACGTCACTTCTCATAATTAAGCTCCTTCTATGTTGAACAACGCATGTGTTTCAGGAAGAGAAACTTCAAGGCCTGCTTCTGTTAGAATCAAGTCTTTTCGTAAATCCTCATCAGCTTGTTGCACGTTTGTTGTTATAGAGGTATCTCTGTTAACACCATTACCAACTAGAGGCCTATATGAAACATGGTCAAGGTCAACTAAAGCCATAAATGTAGAAGATAATCCTCGGAACAACGGCTCTTTAACAAGAGTGAAGTCTCCATGAACTGTTTCTATTTTCATTACTTTATGTCCAAATGAACCTTTACCAGAATCGAAATTATAAGCATATGGATTAGCACTATGTCCCATAGAAGCGTCAACAAAAGCACCATCACCTAGCTTATTAAACAATGATATTACAGGTAAAGAAGCTAATGCTAATTTACTTGAACTCCCGCCTCTAGCAGGGTCAAACACAACTTCCAAATCAGAAAGGAAGTTATCATATGTCATTGAGCCTGAAGCTATAGACTTATGATATGCTTTACCTTCTGAGTAAGATAATTGAGTTGCATCTGTTGTTGGAGCAGCACCTTCAGCGATAATATGCCCTACTACACCTTCTGAGTAATTCACACCACCAACCTGAGCACGCTGTCCAAATAACATTGTTCTCTCTATATCTATTTTATGTTCTCTTAATTTAAGATTCCATAATCTTTGCCATTCATCAGCATATCCTTTATATACAGTAGCTCTTGCTGTATTAGACATCTCACAAGCTGTTTTAAAGATTTGGGTATAACCATAATCATTATCTAACTCTTGAGACCATACATCTGGAGCTCCTGAACCTTCAGCATACGCTGTACCAATTACCTGACAATTAACAGCAGTTGACGAACCGTCAATACTTACTGCACTTGTACTATTTTCTCTTAACCATCTAACTTCAATTTCAGTAGCTGAATTAACACCTGTAATAACACATGTTGCCGCATTTGTTCCTTCGCCCATACCTGAAACTGTAGATGATACCATTACCACCATGCCTTTAATAAGCCAGCCTGATGAAGAAATAGTCATAGTATCAGTAGTATCTTCTGCTATAGCGCCCAAATTACTTGAAGTAGTAAATGTTCTATCTGTAATAGATATTTTTGTTCTATCTTCAAGAAATCTAAACGTACTATCGGATACTGGTACTTTTCCTACCTTTGACAAGTATACAAAAAATGGAGACTCTTCTGGAGCTAAATCTGCGATTCTATCACTAAAATCGAATAATCGTCTATCAGCAAATACTGTTGCTGCCTTTGACCCAGGAGTCGAATGTAATACTTGTCCACTATTAAAAGTAGCCATTTTATTCTCCTACGTTATATTATTATTTACAATACCTTCGCACGACTTCCAGCTTTTACTATTCCATCCCACATTGCATCTTCGTCACTCTTAGGAGCTTGTGGCTGTTGACCTTGCAACACCCCACCCACTGCTGGGTTCTCCTGTGTATTACGAACATCATCAAGTGGGTTTGGTACTTGATTGCTGGCTTCAGAACCAGCTACAGACCTCCACATCTTAATAGCACCATCAACACCATACTCTGCAGGATTCTGAGCAGCAAATTGCATAAAAGAGTCTACCTCTGCGGGGTTTAATCCCCTCTGTTGTAGTTCGGTCTTTAATTGCATCTCTCCTTGATTTCTCTGAAGTCCTTGCATTTGTTGGTTGACAGCACCATGAATTGAGTCCTGTAACTCTTGTTGTCTGAACTTGTACGATTTAGACTGCGGGTCATTATAGGCTTCCCATGGGTCAAATTCATCTTTTTCTAAAGCAACACGTTCTGGACCTGCTGGTTGACCACTTTGACCACCTTGTATCATTCCTGCTACTGCATTCGCGATATCTGGTCGTGATTCCAACAATTGTCCAATTTTTTCATATTGCTGTAGTTTTGTGTTTTCGGCAGAAAGTTTATCCTTTTCACTTTGGAAGTATTTTGCTTGGTCTTCCCAGTTCCCAGAACTCTCCTGCGTATCGACTGCTTCGTCTTGCCCTACATTATCTGTGGTTTCACCTTGTAGATTTCCATCTTCTAATGCGTTTTCCATCTTATTTATCTCCTCGCGATTTCTCTTTCTTTGATTGAGCTTCACTACGTAAACGTAATTTCTCAGATTCGAGTTTAACCGCATTCCCCAGCTTGTTAGCTGAGAGTTTGTTTTGTGATTTTACATCGAGCTCTTGCTCTTTTAATCTTGTTTTGAATTTTTCTACCTCAGTTCTCTTACGTGAAGAAACTGATTCTCTTTCAGCAGTTTGTAAATCACCACTAACTTTCTTAAGCTGTTCTTGTGTCTGCTGTAACATACCTTGTAATTTAGCCACTTCATCTGTCCTTTGCAGTATTCCTTCTTTATCGAAGATTTCTGTCTTCTTGAGAGCTTCAACTCTATCAATGAGTCCTGCTTGGTATGCTTCCATGTATATCTGCCATTCTCCCCATTTATTAGATGGGAGAGTTGAATTACCAATAATTCTAATATCAAATTGGCCTACAGATATATCGTTTTCAATTGATTGTAATTCTTTTGTTTTATCATCATACAATCTTTTATTAATTGTAAACTCAGTTAAGTCATTATTTGGCTGTACAATTCTAAATGTTTTCTTAAATCCATAATGCTGCTTTGCCATATTATATGCAACTTGTCCTAATCTTTTTAACGAGCCCTCAATATCTCTAAGCTTTGACTTAGACCTTCTTTGGCCTACATCTTCCATCATCATGGTAGCGCTATAAGTTTTAGGTGCAGCTTCAGTACTTCCTTGCATCATCTCAAATATACCAATATTAAGGTCAATATATCCTTCAATCATCTTAGGAAGTGTCAATATTGAACTAGCAAGTGGTGCTGGTTGAGGAAAATGCGGTTCCCCAAAAGATGGGTCATATTCGATAGTAGCGTTTGGATTCGCCCAATCTCTTTCCAACTCTTCAATATCACTAACACTACCTTGGGGTACGAGTAGCTTCAGTCCAGCTGAAGCCTGAGCATGGGATGTTATGAGAGATACCGTCTTATTGAGGAACCTTTGAAATGATTTATTCTTCCTAACATCACTCATTGGATATGGAGTATTGGTCCAAATATTAGGAACTGGTACTATTGGATATATATCTGTATCGCAAATCATTTCATATAATACGATTTGGCCAACAGTACACGTTAATTTAATTCTTGGCTGAGTTACTTCTACATAATCAATTAATTGTCTTTCTATTGCTTTGGCAAAATCTTTATCTTGAGCCATTTGAGCAAAATCTTCTTGAGTCATAATACGTTCGTCCCCAGTCCTAGTATCTATAACTCTATAAAATGGAACTCTAACTTTTCTATAATATTCTAAT